TTCATCGGCCGTCGTCCAGTCGTTGATGCAGTTGGCGTACGCGCAATGCCCGCAGGTGGCAAGGTGTTCATCCGTCCAGAAGTGACCACACACGTCACCATCGGCGCATCCATCGGTGAGCAGTCACCAAGCCAAGGCACAATGGTCGTTTTCAACAACCAAGTAACCAAGCAAATCTTCGGTGGTTATGTAAACATTTCTGAAGCCGACATCGATTGGTCAGATCCAGCAGTTTTGTCCGTCGTTCTTGACGACATGGGCCGCATCTACGCAAACGCCACCGACAACTACGCAGCAGACACACTCGCAACCGGCGCAACCGTCACACAGAACTTCGCAACCGCAGACGTTGCAAAGCCTGAAGTATGGTCAGCAGAAGTAGCACAAGCCGCAGCGACAATCTTGTCGTCCAGCAACGGCAACCTGCCAACACACTTGTTCCTCGCACCAGGAATCTGGCAGGATCTTCTCGCCCTTTCAGACGACGCAAACCGTCCGCTATTCCCACAGGTTGGCCCAATGAACGCATTTGGCAACCTTGCACCGGGACAAGCAAACGGCAACGCATTTGGCCTGCAGGTAGTTGTAGATCGCAACTTCGCAAGCGGAACCGCCATCGTCGGTGACGCATCTGGCTACGAACTGTACGAACAGCAGAAGGGTGCAATCAGCATCGATTCACCATCAACGCTGTCGCGCACAATCGCTTTCCGCGGTTACTTCGCAGCCTTGATGATTGACTCAACCAAGTTCGTCAAGTTCAACTTCACCGTCTAATCGGTTACTAGGTAGGGGAAGGGTCTGCAATGGCTGTCGCAACAATCACGTTCGTACAACGCACGGATAACTACGCCGCCATTCAGACCCTGACCGACCTTGAGGTTCAAACAGGCGACACCGTCACCATTTCAGGCGTCGCAACCACAGGATTCAACGCCACCGCAGTAGTCATCTCCACAGAGCCGTACTACTTCGAAGGCACCACGCAAGAGGGCGAATTGTTGTTTGACTACGACATTCCCCGCCCAAACCAAATTGTTTACGCGAACACCGGCACAGACGTGGCCTACGGGGCGGCATCTGGCACTTTGACCTACACACAATCTGTGTCGTGGATCATCGCTTCAGATGTGTTGTCGTGGCTCGGTATTGACGTGGCAACCGCCAACGACACCGCATTCGTGACAGTTTGTGTAAGCGCCAGCAACGCTTGGTGCTATCGCAAACGCCGTGAGGCTGGCTACATCGACTCAATGACTACGGTGCCTAGCGCCGATGTCAAACTAGGGACAATTATGTATGCCGCCACGCTTTATCGTGAGCGTGGTTCGGTGGATTCGTTTGCTTCGTTTGACGCTATGGGTTCGTTCCCTGTGCCGTCTACGTTGGGTCGTATTATGCAGCTGCTTGGTTGTGGTAGGGCGCAGGTTGCGTAATGCCAGCATCGGGCATTCTTGTTGATTCTGTAAACGCTGTGAAAACGGCGCTGACGGGTCTTGGCTTGAAACCTGTTACTGATCCGCGTAATGCCCGCCCTATGTCGGTGTTTATCGAGTTGCCTACGGTGTCGGCGTTTACATACAACGTGGGCGACATCACCCTTCGCCTTCGCATTTTGGCACCACCCCCCGGTAACCAAGATGCGGGGGATTACCTCATGACTATCGCTGATCAAATAATGAACTCGGCGATTGCCGTTACTGATTTGGCACCCGGTGTGGTGTCGGTCGGTGGGCAAGACCTCCCAACTTACGACCTCACAGCCCGTGTGGCCGTTCGACGCAACTAAACAAAGGATACGAAATGCCAACTACATTTCTCAGCAACGCCACCATCAACATCACCCAAGGCGCAACCACATACGACTTGAGTGCTGAGGCAAACCAGATCACATTGACCATCGGAAACGACGCGCTCGAATCCACCAGCTTTGGCGACACAGGCCGCACATTCGTGGCAGGCCTTCAGTCAGTTGAGGTCAGCATGACGTTGTTCCTCGCTTACGGCGGTACGGGCGCAACCAGCGAAACCGAAGCTGCACTGTTCGCCATGGTCGGCAAAAGCAGCACTCTTGTCATTTCGCCTAGCGGAACCACCGAATCGGCCACCAACCCTGAGTACACCATCACAGGCGCATACCTTGAAACGTTTACGCCGATTAACTCAACGGTTGGCGAACTCGCCACAGTCGAAGTGACATTCACGGGTGGAACATTCGCCCGCGACGTCACCGCACCGTAAACAAAAACAACGTAGGGAGAAACTATGAAAATCACATTACGAGTCCAACAAAACGACGGCCAAGAATACGAGGTAACGACCAACCTGTTTACGGTCGTTGCGATGGAACGCAAGTTCAAAATAAAAGCCTCAGATCTTGCCCAAGGTATCGCCCTTGAGCATCTGGCCTTTTTGGCTTACGAGTCGTGTAAACAGTCAAGTATTACGGTGCCCTTGTCATTTGACGAATACCTCAAGAAACTTGACAGCATTGACGTTGTAAGCGAGGAAACCGCAAACCCTTCCGAAGAGGCAGCTACTCAAGACAACTAGCCGAAGTGCTGGTCGTCACCGGGTATTGGCCTCATCACATACCATTTGACAGTCAAGATCTGGCAACAGTCATTGACGTCTTAAACGAACAAGCGAAAGAAGCAAAACGTGGCCGCCACCGTTAGCGACAATTCATTTGAAATGGTTGGTTTAAAAGAAGCTTTGCGCGAGTTAAACAAGATTGACAAAGTTGCACGTCGCCAGATCACTAAGGACTATCAAGAAATTGTGGCACCCGTGATAACGGCGGCTCGAGCATCAACACCTGAAAAACCACCCTTGTCGGGTATGCAGTACAGCTGGAAACCCGGTGGTCGTGCCGGTGTTTTTCCGTGGCAGGACAACAAATCAGATAAAGCTATGAAAGCGTTTGTTTCAGGCAAAACGCCACGGTCTTTTGGTGGGTTCACTTCAGGCCTTGCGACTTTTGGTATTCGATGGAATCATCCTGATGCGCTGGTGGTTGAAATGTCAGGTAAAGGCCCTGTGCCTACCGAGCGTGGCCGCCAAATGGTTCAAGAGTTAAGCGCCCGCTACGGTTTACCCGGTCGTTTTTTGTGGAAGGCCTATCTCAAGCATGAAGCAGAAGTGCTTGCAAACGTAGAAAAACTCGTCAAGGATGTGATGAGGCAAGTACAGGACAGGTTGCGCTAATGGCTATTAGTATCCCGATTATTACGGAGTTTGTTGGCGACGGCATTGCCAAAGCCCGTAAAGAGTTTGCCCAGCTTGAAACCGCAGGCCAAAAGGCTCAGTTTGCTATTAAGAAAGCAGCCGTGCCAGCGGCAGCGGCGTTGGCTGGTGTCGGCGCGGCCTTGTTTGACGCCACCAAAGGCGCTATTGAGGACGCGGCAGCACAGGATCTGTTAGCCAATAATTTGCGTAAGACCACGGGCGCTACTGATGCCCAGATTGCTGCCGTCGAAGATTGGGTGTCCGAACAAGGCAAATTGCTCGGCATTGCCGACGACCAACTTCGTCCAGCCCTTCAGAGGTTGTCGAGGGCTACGGGTTCTGTCACTAAAGCGCAGGAATTAGCAACTCAGGCTATGGACATTGCTGCAGCCACGGGAAAGCCGTTAGAAAGCGTTGTGAGCGCTCTGGAGAAGGCCTACGGGGGCAACATGACCGCCCTTGGCCGTTTAGCGCCTGAGTATCGCCAACTAATCAAGGACGGCGCATCGTTTGAGGAGGTCATGGCCAAGTTGGGCAAAACCACGGGTGGTGCCGCCACGGACGCTGCGAACACGGCGGCGGGTCAGTTTGGCCGTATGAAGTTGGCGCTCGATGAAACTAAGGAATCTGTTGGCGCGGCGTTGTTGCCTGCTATTGAGGCGATTTTGCCGTACCTCACCAAGTTTGCTACTTGGGCGTCAGAAAACCCCAAAGTCTTTCTCGGCATCGCTGGCGCTATCGCAGGCATCACGGCCGCCATCATCGCATTGAACTTTGCTTTAGCCGCCAACCCGATCACCCTGATTGCTATCGGTATTGCGGCTGTTGGCGCGGCGATAACAGCGGCATATTTTAAGTTTGAAGGGTTCCGCAAGGTTGTCGATGCTTTGTTCGGCGCTATCAAGTGGTACATCCACAACGTCACGATCCCAGCGTTTCAGTTGATGTTTACAATTGTTAAAACAATCTTTAACGGCATCGCAGCTGCGTGGAACAACACGTTCGGCAAACTGTCGTTCAAGATTCCTGGCTGGGTTCCCGGTGTCGGTGGCAAAGGCTTCGAAGTACCGAACATCCCGATGCTGGCTAACGGCGGCATTGTTACAGGCCCAACGCTTGCAATGATCGGCGAAGGCGGCGAATCCGAAGCCGTCATCCCACTATCACGCTTAGACCAAATGACCGGCGGTGGCGGCAATGTCACCATTCATGTCAGCGGGGGCGACCCTCAGGCCGTGGTGGACGCGCTTACGCGCTGGTACAGGCAAAACGGCCCGCTACCCGTAAAGGTTGCGTAATGACAGTTCCAGCCTATGAATTAACCGTAAACAGCAACTCGGTAACCAACATTCAAGGCTTTACGTTTACAAAAGGCCGCACCAAAATTTCTGATCCGTTGCGGGCGGGTACAGGCACTATTCGTGGTCGGCGTCCTGATTTGTTGCCGTCTATTCAGGTTGGCCAGACCGCCGTTCTTGTTATTCGTCCTAGCGGTCCTAGCGGTTTAGGTTTTGCCTTTTCGTGGCGTGTCGCCGATTTACGAATTAACTACGGCGTCACCAGCGCCTACGATGAGTGGGAACTTGATATTGAGGACACGTTTGCGGTGTTAGGTCGTGGCGATTTCAGCGCGTCATGGTCGGCGGGCGCTGACGTATCAACCGCGATCAACAACCTTGTGGGGCAGTACAGCATTACTTTGAGCGTTGGTATTGCCACAAAGTCAAAAGTTTCGGCGCAGACAATTACGAACGGCAACGGGCTTGAAGTGTTGTCGCAGTTGGCTATTACCGAGCAGGCACGGTTTACAACCAATTCACCTATTGGGCCGAATAACATTTTTTTGTACGGTCGAGGCTGGCAAACAGAGCTCATAACTTATGACGCGTCTGATGACGGCACCGGTACCAACCCGATTGTTTACAACGCGCTTGATTTTGCTGGGTTGGCTGATAATTACGCCACCAAAGTGATTATTAACCCAGCGGGGTTGAGCCAGCAAACCGCTGGTAGTGGCAGTTACTCGATTGCGTTGCCGTCTTACAGTGAATCTAATTCTGATGC